ACGGTTGAAGATATTGACCGGATGTATATCCTGCAATCAAACTTCTACCTGGAAGCAGCTAAACTAATCGCTAATTCAGCGCTGACTGGCACTGCCGCGATGCTGATTGAGGAAGATAAAGAATCAGTGGTCCGTTATAAGACGTTCCCCACTGGCCAGTATTACATGGGCGTGGATTACCGTGGACGCGCCAATGAGTTCATGCGCATCTTCCCCGACACGGCAGCTAATATCGTCCGTGAGTTTGGTGAGGAGAACTGTTCTGAATCCGTTGTAAGATCAGCTAAGGATCGTAAATCTAGTGGTACCAAGTACGATGTATTGCACTACGTTGGGCCTAATGATGAATATGATGGCCAGAACCTATTTGGGTTCAAAGGTAAGAAGTTCGTATCGGCATACATTGAGCTAGGTCCGGCTGGACATGGTTCATCGAATAGCCGTGAATATGATCAACGTAGTATTGATAACAAGGTACTGCGTAAGTCTGGATACCATGAATGCCCAATCGTTGGCCATCGTTGGGGCGCTGACGCATCGGATAACTACGGCTCTATGTATCCTGGCCTGATGGCGCTAGGGCTGAATAAGTCGCTCCAGAAGACTCATAAGCTCTATCTGCAGGGTCTGGAATTGCAGATGAAACCGCCTATGCAGGCGAGTCTCAACAGCCGCAACCAACAGATCCAGATGCTTCCTGGGTTCGTTAACCATGTAGACATGACTTCTGGTGGAGCCAAGCCTTTATTTGATGCTCGCCCAGATATGCAGTCTGGCGCTGCGTTTATGGACTTTGTTGAGAACAAAATCCGTAACATCTTCTTTAATGACGTATTCCTGATGCTGTCGAACAATCGTCGTAGTGGTACTAAGGCGCGTGAAATTGAGTCGTTAGATCAAGAGCGTATGATGCTCATGAGTCCAGTACTTGAATCGTTTACCGACGAGTTCCTAGACCCATGCATTGAACGCACCCATAACATCATTGAGCGTCGTGGACTGCACCCTATTCCGCCTCCTCAGTTTCAGGGGCAGAAATACGAAGTAGAGTTCATCAACATCCTATCCACTACGCTCAAGATGCAGGGCATCGCGTCCATGGATCGCGTCATGGCAGTATCTGGTCAGATTGGCGCTGCGCATCCAGAGGTGTTGGATAACGTTAACTGGGATCGCTTCTTCAATGTTTACGCATCACGCACTGATGTTGATCCTCGTGTTCTCGCTACACCCGAAGAGATTGCGGCTACCCGTGATGGTCGTCGTGCTCAGGCTGAACAGCAAGCTATGCAACAACAGGCCCAGATGGGCGCTGAGACGGCTAAGATCCTCTCAGAGACTAAAACTGACACAGATAATGGTCTTACCCAACTCATGAATATGGCGGGCGGATAATGGCTAAGAAGCCAAGCTATCAAGATGACGTTGCTGATGTATTAAAGATTTCAGCCGGGCGTAGATTCATCCGTAGGCTGATTGATGAATGTGGGGTTGATACTGATCCATACATTCCAGGGGATACTCATGGCACAGCGCGTGAGACGGGACGACGTGCATTAGGCTACGCGATGATCAATATGCTGCGTAATCAACACCCTGAAATGTGGCTGAGAATGTGTCAAGAAGACGTGATTGGTAATAAAGCAGATGTTGACAACCAAGAAGATAGTTAACAATAACTAACATATGAGCGAACCCGCTACTACTCCTCCACTTGCCGCTGATAACACCGCGCCTCCTGCGCCGGGTTCTGCTGGTACGCCGCCTCCCGCTGGAGAGCAATCTAAGGAAATCGAGCCAATCATTAAAGCTGATCCTCCTGAGGAAAAGCCGTTGCTTGCTGACGCTAAGCCGGATGCTCCCAAGGTTGAGGATAAGCCGGTTGAATATAAGTTCAAAGACGTTCCTGAAGGCTATGATACCAAAGAGATCGAAGCATTTGCCAAAGAGCATAAGCTCTCCCCTGATGCTGCGCAAAAGTTAGTTGATCGTGACTTCAAGATTGCGGAAACTATTCTCGCTAATCAGAAGTCTCAATTTGAAGCTGATCAGAAGAAATGGCGTCAGGATATCGCTAATGATCCTGTGCTTGGCCGTGAAAACCTGGATAAGACTCGCGCTAACGTGAACAACGTTTGGCAGGCTGTTCCTAAAGAGATCCGTAAGGAAATTACTGACTCAGGTTATAGCGAAAACAAGACGTTGATCAGCCTCCTTAACTTTTTTGGTTCTCGCATGGGCGAGGACTCTTTTGTGGGCACTAAAGCCCCGCCTCAGTCCAAGGCTAAGCCTGGTGACCTAGAGACGTTCTTCCGTGATACAATCTACAATAAGTAGAGAAAGGATAGTTTATGGCTACGCTTGGTTCTAACGTTTACACTTGGGCTGACTGGCAATCAATCATCAAGTCTGATGGTTCGCTTGCTACGTTTGCCCGCCTTCTTGATGAAAGCAATCCGCTTTCCAAGATGCTCCCCTATAAGGTTGCCAACGATATTGATAAGCATGAAGTCTACATGCTGACTCAGCTTGGTGAGGCTCAAACCACGACTCTTGGCGAAGGTTATGGCCTTAGTGCTGATTCGTACAGCAAGAATATCGAGACGACTGCGTTTATCTCGAATGCTTGGAAGGGTTCAACCCAGATGCTTCAAGCTACTGGTGACCCTGCCAAAGCCCGCTCCATTGCGGCTCGCAATAAGATTGAGTCGATCAATCAGAAGCATATGCGCCTCTTGATTCGTGGCAGTACGACTACCGGTATTGATGAGTTTAATGGTCTCCAGACTCGTTACTCGGTTTCTACTGGCAATATTGGTCAGCAAGTTATCAAGGGCGGCGGTTCAGGCTCAGTGAATACCTCGATCTATTTCACCGTCATGGGTGAAGGTCTGTTGTATGGTATCCACCACGCCAACTACCCCATGGGCTTGTCGGTCAAATACGGCACCCCTACGGTTGAAACTTTGTCCAATGGTAATGTTGACGAATTTGTGACCGATCTGTACGGCATGCACTGCGGTATCGCTCTTGAAGACTACCGTGCTGTGTCTCGCGTTTGTAACATTGACACTGCTAACCTGAAATCTGGGACTGGCGCTGCTGATCTGTATCGTTTGCTGATTGAAGCCAGCTACCGCGTTGATCCCGTCATGAAGCGTGGCAAGACATCGATCCACGTGAGTCGCTCGCTGGGTATGTACCTGGACATCCAGGCCCGCGATACGGTTAACGCCGCTTATGTGACTCATGAAACTGTTGATGGTAAGCCCGTGACTATGTTCCGTGGCATTCCTATCTTCATCAATGACGCGATCACCGATACCGAAGCCACCGTGGCCTAATAAAGAAAGGAACACAATATGCCTGGATTCGCTGCTGATTATAACAACGTGTTCGATGACCGTGTGGCCATTACGGCTACTCGTATTTCGACCAACGTTATTGACCTGAAACACAACACTGACAATACTCTCCGCAGTATCGTTGGTGGACGTGAGTTCTTCGTTGAGTTCCTTGTTACCGAGGCTTTCACCTCGGGGGGCGCAACGACCATCGAGTTCGCTGTAAAGTCGGATAGTACTGACAACTTGGCTACCTCCGCTACTTCGCATGCATCGGTTAGTTTTGCTAAAGCTGCGCTCACGCTCGGCAAGTATTTCTACTTGTCGATCCCTGAGACTGCTGACTTCGAACGCTACCTCGGCTGCACCTATACCATCACTGGTAGCGATGCGACTGCTGGCAAGATCGTCGCTCGCGCTACGCATGCCGTTGCTCCTACTTATGTCGCTTACGCTGACCGCGTTAGCTTGGTGTAATTGATTGTCGCCCCGGCTGGGTAGCTGGCCGGGGTTGTATGGCGAGTCAGGCGGGTGCCTCTAGCAGTCTCATAAGCTGTTGGCTGTGGTTCGAATCCACAACTCGCATCCATATAATCAGTAATACCAAATAAGGATCACATGGCGACTGACGTAGCGATCTGCAATTTAAGTCTGGCCCGTGTGGGCGTCCAACAAGAGATCGCTTCACTTTCCGAGGTGGGCACGCTTGCGAAGTCGTGCCGTCGTTTCTACGACCAATCTCGGCAAGCTATGCTTCGTGAGTTCCCGTGGTCATTCTGCGAACGACCAGTAACGCTTGCTCTTGTTGAAGCGGAGCCTGTTAGCGATTGGATATTCTCGTACCGCTACCCATCAGATACGATGAGAATGAACCGTATTGTCGGAGTACGTAGACGCCCTGATGCTCCTATTCCTTTCCGTATTGGTTCTGATAGCCAGGGTCGATTAATCTATACTGATCAAGAGTATGCGGTTGCTTGGTGTAACTATGATGTGTCCGACACGTCGCAGTTTGATCCATTGTTTACTGACGCTATTGCTTGGCGTATCGCTCGTGAACTAGCTCCGTTGCTATCTAAGGATTCTGGCCTTACGCAGAGTGTGCGCCAGGAATACGAGATGGCTGTTCGTCGTGCTATTGCATCCGCTCTTAACGAGGAAGGACAGGAGGAGAACCCTTGCTCCTTGGTTGAGGCGTATAACTAATGACTACGCTGATCCAACGATCATTCGCTGGCGGTCAGATCAGTCCGTCCATGTATGGTCGCGTAGACCTTACTAAGTGGCAAACTGGACTAGAGCTATGTAAGAACTTCGTTGTGCAACGATCTGGATCTGCTGTTAATCGTCCAGGCACTAAGCATATTTGCTCAGTTAAATCGACTGCCTACCTGAACCGGATGATCAAGTTCCGGTATAACAACGCCCAAACATTTGTGTTGCTGTTTGGTCAGCTTAATATGCGTGTTATCAAGAATGGCGTGTTACTGTATAATGGCCCATCGCCTTATGAATTGGTAACACCGTTTTCTGGTCAAGATTTAGCGGCGATAACCTATTCCCAGTCTGGCAACATCATAACGCTGTGCCACCCGTCGTATCCGCCTCAGCGACTGACTCGCGTTACTGATACGAACTGGACTATCACTGCATTATCTACCGCTTCGTCTATTGCGGCCCCTACTAGCCTAGCATCTGCTGCTGTTGGTACGGCATACTACTATGTGGTAACGGCGATTAAGGCTGTATCCTTTGAAGAGTCCGTAGCATCCGCTGAGGCAGGGTCAGCTAACAACACTAGCGCACTTACCTGGACCGCTGTATCTGGAGCTCGTGAGTACAACGTCTTCCGTAAGATCGGTACTGGTGGCGTCTATGGGTATATCGGTACAACTGATACCAATAGCTTCACCGACACGAACATTAATCCGAATACCAAAGAAATGCCACCGGAGAACCCTGGTTACTTTGGATCTTCCGGTAACTATCCTTCCGCTGTAAGCCAATATCAGCAACGATTAGTGTTTGGTGGCAGCACCAATGAGCCTGAGCATATCTGGTCTTCGCGTACTGGACTGCCTACCAACTTCAATACTCACCGTACCACGATTGATAGCGATTCTATCAGTTTCGATCTATCTGGTGTATCAGTTAATGCGGTTAAGCATCTCATCCAGATGGGCAAGCTCATTGCCTTGACCGATGGTGGCGAGTGGCTTATTTCAGGTGATGCTGATGGCGCGTTCAAGCCAACTGCTATCAACGCTCGTCAACAGTCCTATTATGGTTCTGGAATCATGCCGCCATTGACGGTAGGAACCGCTGTTCTGTATGTGCAGGCTCGTGGATCTATCGTCCGTGATCTGATGTATGATCTAGATACTGATGGGTACAAGGGCAATGACCTGACCATCTTTGCGTCGGATCTATTCGACCAGCATTCATTTGTTTCATGGGATTACGCCCAGTCACCGTCATCTGTTGTATGGATGGCCCGTGATGATGGAAAGTTCCTTGGCCTTACGTTCATACGTGAACATCAGGTTTCTGGATGGCACCAACACGAGACTGATGGCATTGTTAAAGACATCTGCACTATCCCCGAGGGATCATTTGACGCTACATACATGATCGTCCAGCGCACCAACGGCACGTACGTTGAGCGCATGGCAGATCCCTTCATCGGTACCGATATTGAAGACGCTTGGTTTGTAGACTGTGGCTTTGAGTTCGTGGCATACCCATACCTCAGACAGTCACCAGAGGCTACTACTGACGCTGGATCACCAGTCGCACCAGGGAACGCTACGTTAGACCTTCTTGGTACACTCGGCACCACAGATGACATTGTCCGTGTAGACTTCTCTAGCTCTGGATCGCTGGACGCTAATTACGTTGGCGATGCAATAGAGTTGGCCAGTACTGTAACACTGGATATTACTGAGCAGTTCACCACCTATGCGCTCTGTCGCCCCCGTACCAATATCCCATCAGGATTCGTATTCTCCGGATCAGCAGACTGGTTACACCTAACGCATCGGATTACTGGTCTATCTGCGTTGAACGGTGAGGAAGTATCTATCCTAGCTGATGGATCGGTAGAAGGTCGCGTGACGGTATCTGGCGGTGTAGCTACTTTAAGCCGCGCCTTTAAGCATATCGTTCTCGGTATTCCATATGTTTGTGATGGAAAAACACTTGGTATTGAGAACATCCAGGGTGAAACCTACGCTGGCAAGATGAAGAACCTACGTCAAGCGCATGTCCAGGTACTGGCGTCTCGCTCGTTCTACGTTGGAATGGACTTTGACCATATGGACGAGATGCAACCTCGTGATGGCGATGACCAAGGCGATGCTCCTGCGTTGGTATCTGATGTTATAGATGTCCCTATTGATTCTACTTGGAATACTACTGGATCAGTTTGTATTAGGCATATTGACCCTACGCCATTGACTATATTGTCAGTAGCATACACGGGCGAAGGAGGCGGATAATGGCTGTTGGTTACGTTAAGGCTGCTGCAAGTGTGCTTGGGGGGGCTGTATCCGCTTGGGGTTCTATCTCCGCAGGTAATACCAACCAACGTCTTGCTGAGATGGATGCTGACTCTTTAGAGTACCGTGCCACGCTCGTATTGGCTAAGGGCAACGAAGAGGCAATGCTGACTCGCCAGAGAGGGCAAGCCGTCGTTGGTGCCCAGCAGGTAGGTTTTGCATCTCAGGGCGTTAGCGTTGCTACTGGTACTGCTGCCAAGCTCCAGGGTGAGACGATGGACATGAGCGAAGAAGATGCCCGTCAGATTAAATTAAACGCCGCTCGTGAGTCTTGGGGCTTACGTGAGCAGGCCAAGGTGAGTCGATACAAAGGTGACATGGCTAAATACAACTCACGACTCGATGCCGCAGGCTCACTGCTTGGCGGTCTTTCAGGGGCTATCTAATGCGTGCACCGCAATATCAGCAGACCGAAACTACTCAACCAACGGCACCCGTATCGCACGGTCAGGTCAGTAATTCATTTGATTCGTTGGGCGCTGGGATTCAGAGACTTGGTGGTGCTGTTCAACAGTACATGGACGAGACGGCTATGGCTGATGGTGCTAATAATTCCAATGAGTTTGAAACAGAAACCCGTGGCATCACCACGAACTACAAGAACCAACTCGGTACCAACGCGGTAGAGCAGCGAGAAAAGGCACGTCAAGAGATCCAAGCCGCGTATGATAAACGTGCCGCTAAACTGAGCGGTAAAGCGCTTGAAACATTTAAGCGTAATGCTGATCCTATTCTTGGTGGCTCATTCATTAATGTAGATGACCATGCCTTTGAGCAAGATCGTGGCGTAAAGGTATCTGCGTTCGAAACAGCATCAAAGAACAGCGCTAAACAATCTATTGAGTTTTGGGGCAATAAGCCTGCGCAGGACGCCAGCTTCAAATTGATGTCAGAGAATATGCAAGAGGCAGCTAAGCTCACTGGCGAGGCCAAATCTGTTACAGATAGTCGCATTGCAGGCGCTATAAGTGCTACGCATGCAAACGTAGTTGAGATGCTGATAGATACCAAAAAGATTGGTGATGCTCAGGCTTATTTTAAGACTCATGGTGATACTATCCAGCCAGTTGAACGCGGTCAGTTAGCCAAGCGCCTTAACGGGGTTGTTGTAAGTGATGAGGGATTAGCCCGTGCTGATAAGATAGACGCAGAGTTGCGCGCCGATCAAAAGATTGCCGAGCAGACTAAAAATGGTGATTTTAGCGGATATAACGAAGCAGTGGCCAAGTATGCTTTGACAATCCCTGATGCGGCTACTCGTAAGGAGTTCTTGTATTGGGTACGTGATAAATCCAGTACTCAACAGTATATCTTCAATGAACGTGAAGCTGGCGTTGCACAGACCATGGAGAAAGAGATCCAGTCTAGCCCACAAGGATTAACTAAGGCTATTGCTGATAAGTATGTCGGCTTATTGTCTCCGCAAAGATATCAGGCAACGGTTGATCGCGCCGATAAGTTCGTGGTTCGCGTAGATGATAACGACTTTATCAAAGATATCATGACTCGTGTATCTAAGTCCACCAGTGTTGCAGAAGTTACTCAGCTTGAGCGTGAGTTCCAAAGTCAACCTAAGCGTTGGAAAGAGACTACACTGCCAACTGTAGATAACATTATTCGTTATCAATATAGTAAGTTAGATCCTAACCATCCTAAA